GGAACTGTATCCGCATGGACACCTGGTCTCCGCGGTCAGATAACGGAGTAGGCCTAGCCAACCGCCCACGTTTGGGAAAGGTGTTTGTGGTGTGATCCCACATGAACTCATCCATGAGAAAGATTGAATGGTACTTCCTCTTTGAGGTCGGTGGTGTAGTCACTATGTATAGCTAACGGCCCAGCTATACATTAGCCTCTCTCCATGGTGGAAAGTAGGTCTAGTAGACAGTGGTCGAGATGAGGAGGCGCTGAAATGAGAGCGATAAATGAGTCCGTCTACACAATTTGCCCTGACTCAGGGTCAACAAAACGCCTTGTTGCGAAGATGCGTCAAGTCTATCGATCACAGACCGATGTTCTTTTCGACAATGGAGTGGAGAGGGAGATTATGCGTTGGGCTCGGGACCCGGAGAAAATTCAAGAGATTGAGGAGTATCTGCATAATCTCGCCGACGCTGATGGAAGATTTGCCAAATCCGTTGGTACTGTAGAATCCATGATCGATACGATCATGCAATTCACAATGCCTGAAAAGGCTAGTTTCCAATGGAATAGGCACTTTCGAACGGCGGTTGAACAAGTTAAGGATATTTATCCAAAACATCTGATGCCATTGGATTACCGTACCGAGCGGGATGTATCTATGGTGATCTCTGATTGGACTACCTCTGCGGGATGGTCTGGAATCATCCAGGGCAAACCAAAGAAGGCAGATTTAAGAGATGGAGCACTTGAGGTGTTAAAGGAAAAGGAGAAGAGTGCGTTGGAGGTTGGTTCCTTCAATTGCCCGGTCATTCCTGGTTCTCGTACCCAAGCAAGTGGAGAGTTCGATGATGAGGGGAACATGACACACACTTTTAAGAGGAAGAAGAGACCCGTCTGGATGACAGATTTCTATCAATTGCTCAGCGAGCAGCGGTTTGCTAGGCCACTGACTCAATGGCTTACTCATTATGAAGGTAGTGCGATCGGAAAGAACGATTCAGAGATTCAGCGACAGATATTCTCAACGAGGTTGTATAGCAACTGGTTCATTAGTTTGGATTACAGCCGCTATGACAGCACGATCCCTAGCTGGTTAATCCGCGAAGCTTTCGGTATATTAAGGGGATGTTTCGATCTGAGTGATCAGATGAGAGAGCTCTTCTCGGTAGTCGAAGAGGATTTCATCAATAAGAACATATTGATGGACGATGGCTCATTCCTGCATGTCACTCATGGCAATCCTTCGGGATCCGCCTTTACGGCGATCGTGAATGGAATATGTAATGAGTTGATTACCAGGACTTGGACTAATGCCATGGGTCACAAGAGACCGAGGTATATCATAATGGGCGATGACAATCTCATCTATCTCAATGAGAAGGTGGATGTCGCCACGATCGCATCATACATTGATCATAACTTCGGAATCAAAGTGAATGTCGATAAGACGTCCGTAGGCTCACGTTATGAGTACCCTGAGTTCTTGTCACGTGTTTGGAGAACTGATGGACCTTGGAGACATCCCAACCACTTGATAGCAATGCTGCTTTATCCTGAAAGATGGAGGAACCACCCTGACGAGCGGTCGGTCCAAACTGTAATCTATAGTTATATCTTAGGTTATCCATCAGCGATGAGGGAGCTGCTTGATGTGGATGGGTTCTTGCTAGCTACGGGGCTGGCACCCAGTAACTTCTACACCAATAGGGGACTGATCTATAACGTGCCCTATAATGTAAGGCTGGCCATTGAGGAAGGACAGTATACTCAAAGACTGGCTGAGCAGTTAGTGGCATAAGGTGACCTCGAGTATACGACGGACGGGGAGTAACGATATGCGACGGCATAGTTCGACGGATATTCCGTGAAGTGAAACAAGGTTGCAGTAAAATCCATCATCCGAAAGATGGTACTGTTTAGAGAGA